GCATCTTGAACGCTTCGCCGCCCTTGTCGCCGCAGCCGAGCGCGAGGCGTGTGCAAAGGTGTGTGAGGACAAAAACACTTTGTTGGCTTGGCCGACATACGCCGCCGCAATCCGAGCAAGGGGGCAAGCATGACCGAGTTCGACACCACCTGCTGCGGCATCCCTTGCACGATCCGCGTGACCTACTGGGACGCCTACGTCCCGGCCAAGGTGAGCGGCCCGCCCGAGAACTGCTACCCAGCGGAGGGCGGCTGCGGGGACTGGGAAATCCTCGACCGCAGGGGCCGACCCGCGCCGTGGTTGGAGAAAAAGCTGCAGGGCAACCGCGCCGAATGCGAGCGCCTGGAGCAAGAAGTTTTTGAATACATGGAGGATCGCACGAATGACTACTACGACTGAAACCCCTATTGTGATCACCGAGATCACGCCTGTGAGCGAGAGCAAGAAGCGCCCGCGCCGCACGTACAAGGACGTCGAAAGCGGAGCCTACCGCCGTGGCTGGCAGGAAGGCCGCGAAGCGGCACGCCAGGAGTACGAGGAGGCCTACCGGCTGCTGTCCAAGCACGACAGCGCAACGCTGTTGGAGGTGCACACCCTGCGCGAGCAGTTGGCCAACATCTCCCTGCGCCGCCTGGCCTGGCAGCGGATCAAAGGGCTTTTCGCCGGCTACGGCCGCTCGCAGAGCAACAACGAGCTGTTCGATGATTGGGATAAAAAATGACCGAGTGCAAACACGACTGGCATTTCATCGAGGGCACCGACCGGCTGCGCTGTGCGCGGTGTGGCGCGGAGACCGGGCCACGGACCCCGGATCAGCTCATGCAGGACTTACTGGCCGATGTCACGACGATGGGCAGCGCCTGGATGAAGGATGGCAAGCGCATCGACCCACGGGATGTTTACGCCGTGCCCACAAAGCAAATGCAAGAGTACAAGCTCCACGACTCACGGCCCAACAGCATCATCTTCCACTGTGCGGTGAACGACGAACAAACCGCAGTGCTGCGCATCTCCAAGGACGGTATCTGGGCCAACCCGGACGTTCCCTGCGACGAAGCTGCCAAGAAGGTCTTGGAGGCCATCGACGGCTACGTCAAGAGCATGGTGGCGCGCGCCGTCAGTGAACAGGCCGCAGAGATCGAGCGCCTGGGCAAGCTCTGCTACGACTACATCGGCGAGCTCACAGCCCTGCGCGCTGCCAAGCAGATGCAACAACGGATCGACGAGCTCAAGGAGCGAAACAAATGACCGACATCAACGACCTACTGATCGACGCCGAGAAAGTGATGCGCCAGTGCCAACGCGGCACAAGGAATTACCAGGAAGCCAACGACCTGCACGCACAGTGCTATGGAACCATCGGAGCCCTGATGCTGGAGCTCAAAGCCATGATCGTGCTCCACGGACCACGGACCGAGGGCGCGCAGCAAGACCTTTTCGGAGACCGCAATGCTGACTGACAAGCAACTGAGCGAGCACCTGGCCCGCGTGGCAGGGGCCGAATCCGTCACCCTCCCCGCCGACACCTGGCAAGAGGTACTGCATGAGCTGGAGCAGCGCCGCCGAGGCGACTTCATCCGCGTGGGCAACTACTATTGCAAGGCCTCCCCAGGAGGGGAGAATTACTGGATCGGGAACACCGAGACCGGCGAGGGCATGCAAATCGGCCACCACAAGCTCTACCGCTACATCAACGACATCTGGAACAAGGAGTTCTGATCATGCTGAGACCCGCAACTTTCTCAACGCAAGAGCCACCCGTTCCAGTGGAAAACCTGGAGCTGCGCGAATACATCCAAGCGCTTCGCCGCCGGATTGAAGTGCAAAACGACTTGGCCGAAGCCCTGGCCAAGGAGCTGCGCCAGTGCAAGGAGGAAGTGGATAAGCTCTCGCTGGACCTCGGGATCAGGGACGGGCAGGGTGGGCCCGCCTGGGCAGAGGTGAGGCCGTGAACGGGACCTTCGATAGCTTCCAGGAGTTTCAGGAGGCTATCAGGAAGGAGCTCGAACCACGGCCCATGGTCCAGGTGATGGTTCTCACCATCAACGGACACAAGGTGGTCTGTCTGGGGCCCATGCTCCACGTGCCACACCTGGGCCTGCACGTCGGCGACATCCAGGAGATCGAGTTCGGGGAGATCATCCCCGCAAACCTGGCCGTCAAGCTGCTGGATGGGAGCCTTGCAGGGGGCACGATGCAGTAACCAGGGACGGGGACATCAGCGCCCCGGCCCATCCCGGCGGTTGGTCTCTTCCAGGTTGGAAAACCGGATGTTGTCCCGGTCTTTGTCCGTGTGACGAAGGCGGACCTCGGGCCACAAGCCGGTCTCCAAGAACCACACGATCTTGGCGCAGGAGTACGAGGTGCCGTCTAGGCGGACCCGCCACTCCCCCGTGGTGCCCATGGGCGTGCCCGCGAGCTCGCCTCGATAACGGCCATGCCGCCAGATCAACGAGCCCATGCCGGCATCAGAGTACTCGAACATGTGGCGGATGTGCTCAAGGGTGTGGGGGTCAGGGGTGTTCATGGGGCAATGTTAACGCATTGCGTTGTAGGCGTAAAGGGGAGAGGGGCAGGAGACACGGTGGGAGGGGCAAGGACCACGGACCAGGGGCCACATTGCGGTGGTGGCGCGCAGAATAGGTTCTAGGGAAGAATGAATACGCTATAAGCGTTTGTATAAGAACAGAAGAGATGTAATAGTGTAATAGATGAATAGAATCAATAGGTTAGATAGGATTACAGTGTTTTATAGAAGTGTAATGGTGTAATTCATATAAAAGTCGCGCGCGTTTTTTTTTGTACGCTCAAAGCACAATCATTCTTTCCCTGTATATAGGATTTCGCAAATTGGCGTGAGGGACTCTGGACGAGAACCGGCCCTTCCCTGTATAGTTCGGGCATGTTGACAATTGACAGCCACGTGCCCATGCCGAAAACGCATCAGCGGGAGAAGTACCCGTTCTATGACATGCGCGTCGGCGATAGCTTCCTGATCATCAACCCGGACAAGGTCAAGAACGCCCGCAGCGCCGCCTGGATGTTTTCCCAGCGGCACGACGGGGTGCGCTTTTCCATCCGCTGGCGCGAGGCCGACAAGGGCTGGCGCGTGTGGAGGGTGGCCTGATGAAGACCAACAAGGACGACAAGTTCTTGGCGGGCAAAACCCTGGGTGGCCGGCCGGCCGTGGTCGAGGCCCGGATCACTGCGCCTGTGAAGCCGCACAAGCCCCGGCTGCTGACGCCGCAGGAATGGAAGTTCGTCGAGGAATTTTGCGCTGAAGACGGCCGGCTGAACATGCGCGAGGTGGCCATCCGGGCCGGGTACAGCGAGGCCTGGGCAAAGAACCGGGCCCGCGAGCTCACCGACCCGGAGCTGAACCCGCACATCGTGGCCGCGATCCAAGAGCGCCGCAAAGAGCTGGGCGAAAAGTACGGGACCACGTACGAGCGGCACATGCGGGACCTGCAGTTGATCCGAGACCAGGCCCTGCAAGCCGGCGCGTATGGCGCGGCCGTGCAGGCCGAATACCGCCGAGGGCAGGCCCTGGGCACGATCTACATCGACCGCAAGGAAATCAGGCACGGGACCATCGACAGCATGTCCAAGGAAGAGGTCATGCGCAAGCTGGAGGAAATCCGCCGCTTGTATGGCCAGGGCGGGGGCCCTGTGATCGACATCACGCCCCGACAGTTGGAATCGGACCCTGAGCTGGCCGAGCTGCCGGGCACCGCACCGGCCGAAGACCCTGAAGACGACAGCGCCGACGAGCGGCCGCCCGAGAACGGAGAACCCCATGCCAGTGAAGCCGGAGAGCCGCCTGTACAACCGGGTCCGGGAAAACCTCGAAAACTGCCGTATATCCCGGATTGAAAACCGGGTGAACCTGGGCATTCCGGACTGCCTGATCGCAATGAAGCCCGAGGGCATTTTTGTGCCCGTCGAGCTCAAGGTGGTGCGCCGTGGCCGCAAGGTAGAGCTGCGCCCGCATCAGGTGGCCTTCCACGTGTCGCACGCGGATATGGGCTGCCCGACGTTTATCCTGGTGGAATATCACCCGCCCGGCACGGTGGCCGCGCGCAAGGCCGAGCTGCTGCTGTACCGTGGCGAGCAGGCTCTGGACCTGGTCAAGCTCGGGATTGACGCGGAACCCCTGGACCGGTGGAATTACGCGGCCCCGATGTGGCACCGGCTGCGCCAGCACCTGGCCGAGAGTTGACAGTTAACACCGGCACGCGTTACCATCGCGGGACCTGGGCATGGGCCCGGGAAACAGAAAGCGAGAAAACCATGCAACGAAAACCCAGGGCTGCGCGACATGCGCCGGCGTGACCGCTTACGCCCGCCCCGACGCCCGCCGATTTTTCAGCCTGGACCATTGAAGCCTACCCGGCCGCCCGACGCGGGCCGCACGGGGGTGAAGCTGCTGCTGTTCCTGCTGCTGCAGAAAATCCTGCACGGCCGATAATTTTTTTTTTTTTTGCGTCGGGGTGTTGACAGTTGATTTTTTGATGGCTTAAAATTCCGCCAGGCGTCGCGCTGTGCGATTCCACCAGAAAGCGAGAAAGCGAGACCACCATGCTCAAAACCGTTACCACGTC